TCTAATCCTTCAAGCGTAACATCAGTTGTATCACCAGCAAGGGATGAAGTAACAGTAACAACGCCGGCATCACCAATTTCTCTCCAAGGTGCTAATTGATCTCCAATATTTTCGCCTTGCGCCCAAATAGTTGACCAGCCTGTTCCAATAGTTCCATCAATGATGCCAAACTTATGTACCGCAGAGTAACCGTCTAGTTCTCCGGCTGCTAAAGGAATATTAGATGCCTCGCCAAACGTATTGATAATATTACCATCTTTATCTGATAACATAAATGCTTCAAATAAAGTTTTATTATCTTGTAAGTATGCTTGATTATTTTTGTTCCAAATTGCCATTCTTCGTATTCCTTAACTAAATCTACGGTGTTCCTTGACTAAATCTATAGTCGTAAAAGTCCTTATTAATTTCACCATTTACCAGAGTTTTTCCTGGCTTCCTGCATTTAATATAAGTTTGAGTTGTGTAACCGCCTGAATTAGGTACTGTAAATGTTCTAACACCCGCGGAGACCGTTCCTGGAGAGTCAACATAGGTATCAGTAGCGGTTGCTGTATTTTCATATTCCCATGTTCCATTACTTCCTGGTACTGTTACGAATGCCATTATTTTTGCCACCCTTTAATGTATTTGTCTGAGAAGTTAGCAAGACTGAATCCCATGCGGTCAACAATTTTTAATGCGTTCGAACTATAATGATCAATAGCAACAAATCCTTCTTGCCCTGTAACTTCAAATCCTTTCTTTGTTTTTAATAATGTTCGTATACCGTCAACAGTATTTAGTTTCGCAATGATAACATATTTCATATCAACGAACAAATCATATAACGTAAATATGGCCTCAAGCTTTTTAGTATTTCTTTTATCAAAAATTTGTAATACTGCAGCTGCTTTATCCATTTGCGTTTTCTTACCAGCAGGAGTCTTACGCTTATCTGCTTCCTTTTGGTAATATTGTTGTATGTATCGTTGGAGATCCGCAACGAATGGCTTGACTGATCCAATACGCTCTCCTGCACGAACCTTTGTATTGATAAAAGTATTTACCTTTACATTTAAATCTTCGTTTGTTCCGAGTTCGCCTAGAACCTTAGCATCTATTGTTCTAAACAATGATCCTGCCTTTGATAACATGGCTGTAAGATTATCAGTCTCTGCCTTTGTCATTGTTGCTGTACCTGACTTATCTTCGAATGTTGCGTCTACGTGCCAGACCGTTTTAACTTTATTAAGTTTTGTTGAGATCGCCTGACCAAAGCTTGCAGACATTGTTTGAAGAGTTGATCCTCCGTATGTTGTGTGCCAGACCACACCGATCTTGGATCCTGAAATTGTCTTACCGAGGTCTGATGATTTAGGTACCGCGTAAACAATGGTATTAGGATGGAAAGTAACACACGGTTCTCCATCAATATTTTCCGTTTTAAGATCGTCGTTCGTATATAAGAAATCACCTTGTACCACTCCTTCAATTCCAAGCTTGGCAAATTCTTTTAAAGCAACTTTAAATTTGCTATTAAGATCACCGCTTAGATCATTATCTATTTCTGCATTTGTTTTATATAATTTTGGAGTCTTATTAAATACTCCTTTCTTTGCCACAAAGAACTTGCCGTCAGCAGGATCAACTCCAGCAAAGATCGCAGGCGCGCCATCCCATTTTGTTGTTAAACTAACAGGAGCTTGTGTATTACCCGATAACATATCTCGGATATTACGAATATAGTTAATTACGTTTCTTGTACCTTTTACACCGCCGTCAATAACAGCATCTTCTAAATGCGTCATATGTAGATTGGCATCTGCCTCAGCAAGATATTGATTATAACTCTTCATTATGTTTTAATCCTTAATCTACCTTTATGTTTAAAATCTATTTCTACTTTTCTTTTTACTTCTGATGCAATGTCTTTAAGAAGTCTAAGATCGTTCTTCATAACATCCTTCATTAACTTGTCTTTTACATCTTTAAGAATTATATCAATAATAGAACCACGATCCATTGATAAATCAGCTTCATTAATATTTAAATGTTCTTCTGAATATTGTTTAATCCATTTCTTTGCTTTAGGATTGTTGATATTAGATTTGGCAAATTTACCTGCCCACTTATATCCATCCATAATTCCTTTATCAATGTTTTCACCTTCAGAATTATCAATTACTACAAAGTTAGAACCAAACATACTATTAAATGATCCGATGTTCTTTTGTACTTCTTTCCATAATGCAGTAACTTGTTGAACTGGTAGTGATCTTGGTCTCATATCATTACGCTTAATCGCAGTATCTAAATCTGTATTAACGTATATCATTCCAACATCATAACCAAGAGATCTTAATTGTTTTATTTGACCTTGTATCTTTGCTACATTCTTACCTGTTCCATCAATAACTAAACCGAGACGACCACGTAAATAACCAGTCATTCTTGCGCTTGTTATTTTCTTTGCTTTATCGCGAATCTCTTGTCCTTGAGTTGAAAAGATAGTATCAGCATCCATTGTTAAACCAGCTTTATTCATTGCTACTTCAAATGCATCATCTGAGTTAACAACTTTAAATCCGTGAGCAGGTAATGCTGTCTTACCAACAATAAAAGATTTACCTGAACCAGGACCGCCTGCTAAAAAGATTGCTTTAAATATCGCAGGATCATTTGGTCCTTCATTAAACTCATTAAAACTTTTCATAAAGAAATACTTCCTGGTATACCTGATGCTGATCTAATCTCGACTCCCATAAACTGCATTAAAGAAGCAAACATTTTCTTACCCATCTTTGCGATCTTTTTAAATACTGCACCTATTTTAGCAATAACTTTAGAAACGGCAGATTTAACTTTATTTACAAAAGCAGTACCTTTATCTCTTGCCCAATCACCAGCTTTCTTTAGCATATCAAGTGGACCTTCTGATAGGAAGTCTTCTGTTAACATTAAGCCATCAAGTTGTTCCATTTCAGATAATACAATACCTCTTAATGTTTCTGATTCTTTAATACCTAAACGTAATGCTGAATACGCAGGAGCACCACCGCCACCTGATTTAAACGAAACGACAGGCTTAACAGTTTGTGCATATTTAATAATAATTGGATCTTTAATATTACTAATGGATTGAACTTCAATACCGCCGTTTAAATCAAACTTACCTAAAAGGTTTGCCGCTGCAGGAGAACCTGCGCTTCCAAATTTATGATTACCAGTTGCTGCTTCAAGTACAATATGTTTACTAAATAAAGCGTTAACTGCTGTATCTTGATTAATAAGGCCTTCGAGCATTTTAGTTAATTCTCTATTCCCTTTATCCTTTGCTTGGAAGTCAATCACTGCATCAGTTTTTACACCAGCCTTTGATTGTTTTCGCAATTCACCAGCAGCAACCCTTGAAACTAAAGAAGACATATTTGTTTCCATTGTTTCAACCAGTTTAGTTGCCATTCCTCTATCTTCGCCCATTTCTGCCATTGCGGCTTTAACGATTGCGATAGCTTCTGCTTTGGTTGGTGAGGCAAGTTGAGATCCGCCTGCTTTCTTTAAAGATATCTTTTCTTTGAAATCGGAGGAAGCAATATCGGTCTTCGGTGTTTTATTCTTAGCACCAACTTCTTTCCATATAGGTCCTAAACTAATAGATCCCATACCACGACCAGTTTGTACTAATTGTTTTGCTTTTAATTGACTATTGAAGTTACTTGCGATTTTATCAGCAACATCCATATAGTTACTAAACTTTTCTGCTACGGCAATTGTTTCTGGATCTGTTGTTTTATTATTGAGTTTATTGTAGGCATAAACAATTACATCTTCCCATTCAGCACCAGTTGGTGGAGATCCTGAAGCTTTCACATGAGTGAAGGAACTTGATTTAAAAGAAGTAGATCCTTTGATATGAATAACCTTACCATTAGGAGCTTTTAAATATTTTTCTTCAGATCCATCTCCGTACGTATAGTCAGCCTTTGTCGGAGATATGATTTCAAAATGATCGCCGGCATTGTAGCCTAACGCAGAGAGTTCTTTAAAACCTTTTCCGTTATAAGCAATCTTATGTCCTATAACGTAGTCAGGTTTTAAGAAACTAGCTTCTGTAATGAATGTATTAAAGCCTTTCATATTAACCCTATAAAAATTAGTATATATCTAGAGTTTATTTATACAGAACCTCAAGTTAAAGCAACATCTCCAAATATGTTTTTACCACCAGGCTTTCTTTTATTTAGTCTCATACCAATATCGGTCTTATCAAAGACAGGACCGCCATCATCATATGAGTTCTTTTTTCCTGGTTGGCCACCACCTCCGGATGGACCTTCGAGATTGATATTATCTTGAGCAGATTCTTCGAGTTCATAGATCTTCATCTTTGCTCTTTCAATACCTACAAGGAATCGACGATAGTAACTGATGTCTCCCCAACGATTCTTCAACTGTTTAATCATCAACTGATTCATTTCGTCAAGATATTCAGAACTGACCAAACCTAATATACAGTCAGCCGTATGAGTAATACCCATTGACTCAGATGTATTTGTTAGATCAACGTCAGAGTTACCATACGCATCTCTGTTGTATTGAGAAGACGTAACGACTGCGCAATTATATTCCATTGCCAATCCACGAACTTCTTCTGCAATTGATTTGACTAAGGTATAACTGTTTGCAGCTGCCGCACCTTTTACTCGAGCTGATGAACATATGTTCAAGTAATCGAGAAAGATAACATCAGGAGTAAAATTCTTTTTAAGTTTCAACTCATTCAATAAATGTCGGAAGTGACCACTATGAGCAGAACCAGTTGGGAACTCCTTCACAATAAGTTTACCAGTTGTCTTTGTTTTATATCGGGCTATGCGTTTCTCAAATACATCACGAGGAACTTCGGCAACTTCGTCGAGAGTAATATCCATAATGTTTGCGTCAATACGACGACCGATTTCTTCAGCAGCCATTTCCATTGTAATATACAGAACATTCTTTCCATACATCAAATGATTTGCTGCCATGTGACATTTAAGTAAAGACTTACCACCACCTGTCGTTGCCAACAGAACAGTCATAGATTTACGAGGTATGCCACCTTTTGTAATTTTGTTTAAGATGTCAATGTCAAAAGGGATACGTTCTTCTTTGCGATGATAATGTTCATAACGATCATCAACGTCTTCAAGAAAGTCATGACCAACAGAAGAATCAAAACTGATACCCAACGAATCGGATAACAGCTTTGGAATTTCTCCTTTACCAGTTTCTGACTCCTGGCCATCAAGGATAAGAATTGATTTACGTATACTATTATATAGATCTTTGTCTTGACAGAACTTTTCAGTTTCATCAATCAAAAATTCTATTTGTGTATCTTTATCAACCGACATACTGTCGACTAACTGATGTACACCTTGATACGTATCTTCGTTCAGATCCTTTCGTTTATCAACAGCAATCTTTAAAGCTTCAAGAGAAGGCGGCTCCTTGTACTTTTCAAGGTACTCAGAAGCCGTTTCAAATACTTTACGAAGAACAGTATCATCGAAGTAATCTTCTTTTAAATATGGAAATACCTTACGGCAAAAGTCCTCATTCAGAATCAGATTCGATAAGATTGTCTTCTCGAGCATTGTTTCCCTCCACATTTTGAAGTTTATATTTACGTTCTACGAATGTATTGAATGAATCGTTTTGACATAATTCTTTGAAGAAATCATTATCATCTTCAATATCCTTGCCTCTACGTTTCGGTTCAATAATTTCACCAGTACTAAGATCAGTTAGATTATACCAACCTTGTGTAGCTTTTTGGATATGACCGGATTCAATCGCAAGATCCATTAAGGAACTGTTCTTTTGAATACCTGAATCATACAATACCTTAAACGGTAATTTTGCTTTCTCTTTTACATATCTTGACTTTTCGATATTGATAGTAAACTTCCAACCTGCGAGGTCAGTACCATCTTTCTCTTGAGCCTTAGATATAATAAAGATCTGATTAGCAGAATAGTAAATACCTGTACCACCTGAAATAATATTCTTTGGGAATAATCCAATTTCTTTATATGTATGGTTGACCGCAATACAAGGAATGTCCTTTGTAGTTAGTCTAGGCGTAATAATTCTAAACAATGACTTAAGAGCTTTTGCTCTCGACATATCAGCAACTGATTTTTCATTCAATGCATCCTCAACTTCTTTCTTTGAAGCAAGGTTACCAATTGAATCAATCATTACCATTATGTTGTCACCTTTAGATACTTCGTCTAAACGACCAACAATATCAAACTTTAATTGTTCAACATCTTCAATCGGAATATGAAGTACTCTACTAGTATCAATATCAAAAGATTCTAAATACTCTGGTGTAATACCATATTCAGAATCGTATAACAAAGCAACACCTTTCGGGTACTTTTTCAAATAAGCCTTCATACAGTATAAGCCGAGCAAAGTTTTGAAACTTTTTGATTCTCCTGCTACAACTGTAAGACCTGGGATAAGACCACCTTTCAACGAACCACTAAATGCAATATTTACAATAGGTAGTTCTGTTTGAATAGGATCCTTATCTTTAAAGAAAGCGGAATCATTTAGAGCAGCTGCCTGCTTTACTGATCCTGCCTTCAACATTTTATCGAGTAAACTCATATTTTATTCTCCACTTAGAATTTGATGTAACTTATCAGCGAACGCATCGAGTTTTTCATATCGGTTTGGCCAATAGATGTAATCCTTTTCAGGGTTAGCTTTTAAGTTGTTTATTAAAGGAACTACTGCGTCATATAATAACTGCGCTTTGGCTGCATTAGATTCTGCGGTAGCATTTGAAGTTGTAGCAACTTCTTTGGCTTGTTGAACTACTTCTAGTTCGTCAGCGTCCACAGCTGTAAAACCAAAATCAAAATCGAGAATGGTTGTTTCTTTTTCAATAGACATAATGTCCTCCTAGAAAGATAAGGGACCCGAAGGTCCCCCACAGTTGTTTAACTACGTGCCAATTCCTTAAATATACTAAGGTCATCATCATCATCACTTGCGGTTGATCCTACTGATGGTTCGGCAGTTGCCATAACCGGTTCAGAAGTATCATTAGACATATCGGATAAATCCAATTCGTCAGCCGTTTCAGTTACCGGTGCAGAAGCAGTCGGTTCATCATTTTGTAGATCAAGTACACGATACAATTTAGTTTTCAGTTCTGTGTAAGTTTTGAAGTTACTTTCAGATACCAATTCCTGTAGAGAATGTTGTTCTCCCCAAATTCTTTCCAACTCAGCATCGTCATCAGACAATGGAGACGCAGGATCAAATTCAGATTTATCGTAGTTTGGATAACCTTCAAACTGTCTGATCTTTAAACGAAAGTTTGCACCTTCCCATAGATCAAACGGATTGGTTGGTTCTTCATCTTCAAAAGTTGGATTCATTAAATCATTCAACTTATCAAAGATCTTTTTACCAAACTGATACATGAATACTTTACCTTCATTCTCAGGATTTGCTGGGTCTTTAACGACAATAATATTAGCAGTATACTTCAGCCTACGCTTCTGTTTACGTGCTTGTTCCTTGTCTGACTCAACACCACTGTTCCAAAGTTTAGAATTAAACTCTGATACAGGATCATCCTGGTTCAATGTTGTTAAAGAGTTTTCGATATACCAAAGACCTGTAGGACCTTGGAATCCATGATCCCAAATCCTTACGAAAGGCATCTCTTCACCTTTAGAGGCTGGTAGGAATCGAATGACTGCGAAGCCATTTCCTGCCTTATCTCTTGTAGGTTTCCAGAATTTCCCTGCGTTAGGGTCTTGATATGATTTTGAAGAAATCTTTTCGAGTTGTGAATTCAACTTGTCGAGAGTCTTCGAACGGTTCTTCTTGAGTGAAGAAAAGTCTGTTAGTGCCATAATTAGTTCTCCTTTATATATAGCGTTATATTGCGTAGTATTTTATTAAATACCAAAGTGATCCTTAATTAACTTTTGGAATCGCTTCGGCTCAAAATCGAGAAAGGGTTTATACTTTCGCGATTTGTTTATTATATCAAAAGATACGTGTTTGTCAACTACTTTTTCTTGCCAATACGAAAATATATTCGCTTGATGAGAAAGAATAGTAAATGTTTCCAAACTAATCTTCTTCTGTAATAACAGAGTCATTACCAAAGGATGTTGTCCATCTATTGATATAAAGTTTCGCTTGTATTCATCATTAAGATGAGCAAGCTCGGATTTGAAGATATAACCTAATGATTCTACCCTCTTCCTCCAATTCGTGTATCTGGCTTCTCCTTCACTGTCGAGTAAATCTCGAACCCAGATGTTTTTATTTATTAAAAGATTACTCAAAATTAGACCTTGTGGGTCCTCTTTTTTCGATAATTTTGCGAACGAATATGCATCGTTTCGCGACATAAAGGTATCAAAGTTTGCTCGTACCTTTCCATTATATTTGAAGTAATCGTAATTGTCCGTTGTAAAATGTTTCTTTAATGCCAGAAATTTTACGTATGTATTAAACGAATCATCACTTACTAAAGTCTGTGATATCTTGTTCATCTTCTTTTTTCACCATTCTCAAGTCAACTGCTTCAGTCCGTATCTTTTCTTTCAGTACAGAACTCTTCTTTACGATTTGTGCAATCGTTTCAATTTCAATACCATTCTTATCAGCGAAGTGGCATAGAGCATCGATGTACGGTACTCCTTTTGAAATATGATGAGATATTTCGTGGTGTATTTTATCTGGTGTTAGAGCGACAACGGACATATCAGTGTTTTCCTTAGAATCTTTTTTTGTCATGTATACCTTGTATTATATACTAGTTAACGTGATATGTCAATAGTTATTTTTTGTTTAGTGTAAATAAATCCGTTCAACTCTTATTATTGAATTGAACAGATCTATTATAACAATTTTTCAGTCAGATGTCAATCTATTTATTGAATTAATTAGATGACGCCATGATGATAAAGAACGGTAGGACGATAGGGAATGTTATTAGAGACAGGGCTTGTGTAATTTCGCAGAACTTACAGACTTTCTCATTATTTTTCAATTTTTCGATTTCAGCTCTCAGTGCCAAAGTGGTCATTTCTCTCCTTCTAGGAATTATTCGTAAGGTTAATAGTTATGTTACCAATGGTAACGCGATTATATATACAAACTTGAAGGGAAAATAAGAATAAATATCCATTATATTTAGTTATCTAATATATTACATTTCGTTATATGCTAGATCTCTTCAAATAAGACATTCTCTACATACTGATTCTTACGTTCTTCTGAAATTCCCATTGCCAAAATTGAACTATGAAGCATTCGGTTGAGCTTTTGTTTTGCACAATACTTGTTCTGTCGTTCGAGAGTATTAATCCATCTAGTTTTGTATTGAGGATTGCCCATCTCCATTGTGTAGAACCTTGAGAGTTCTAAAGCCATGTTAATTAACTGTTCGGTTTCTTCTCCATCGCGAATTGCACCAGCACCTACAATGTTTTCCGAAAAGATCTCTAACGCCCAATCAGGCATTACTCTTTCTTTCTTCCATTCTAGATTTTCAGTTGCTGTTCTGAACTTAATCATATAAGGATGAGTGTCGGGTTTTTGTAGTTCATCAATTGGAGAGTAGTCGCAAAAGCAACCGCTGATCTTTTTTGGATTCGCAACAATATCTAAACCAAAGATAGGTATATCAACTCCTTCACGCGGAAAGATATTGATATGCATTAACCATAACTTGTTCTTACCTACAGGTTCAATTGTCTTAAGATGAGCTTTACGAATTTCCTTACTATGCCAGAAGTAATCCTTCCATCCATTTAGATCAGCAACGTGTTTCTTATTCTCAACGCGTTCCATCGTTGAATCGAAATCGTTAATTAATGTTGAAGCAAGTTTTCTTAATTGGTCAAAGAGTGGCGAATCAACTATCATCTTCGTCCCACGCATCCATTGTTCTTGCTCTTGCATAATCTTCAGGTTCGTAGTTCTCAGCGTTGTTTCTATAATTTTCCATGAGTTCATGAAATAATCTTTCTGCGTATTCAAAGCAAATCATTGCTTCGTCAGCCATTCCGTCGTGTAATAGTTCTCTTACGCTTTTAATAAGTTCGGCTCTATTCTCGAATTCATACATAAGACCCGACCCAGGTACGTTTCTTTTGATGATT